ATGTACTAGCGGGGCAAAAAGATGAGACGGTTTCGGAAACCAAAGACCGTCTCCAACGTGATTCGTCAAGGTAAAAGTGTTATAATGGGGTTATGCCAAAAGGAACTTCAAAAAATCCAGAAGAAACAAAAAGAAAATTAAGCATATCTCATTTAGGAATACCGCCTTGGAATAAGGGCGTAAGTTATATGCCAAAATCAGGATTTAAAAAGGGTGAAGATTCTTTCATGAAGGGCAAACATCACACGGAGGAGGCTAAGAATAAAAACAGAGAAAAACATTTAGGTAAAAAACATCCCAACCGAAAGAAGCCGCCCATATTTACCGAGGAGCATAGAAAAAATATAAGCAAGGGACTTTTGGGGAAAAGTAATCGTAACAAGGGTAAAAAATTATCAGCAGAACTCAGAAGACAATTAAGTGAAGTTCAAAAGAAGAGAGTGAAAGAGGGGAAACATAACAATTATAAGGGTGGGATTACACCGATAAATCACATAATAAGAGAGGGCATTGAAATGCGTTTGTGGAGAGAAGCAGTATTCGCGAGAGATAACTGGACTTGTCAGAAAACAATGATTAAGGGTGGACGGATAGTCGCTCATCACATACAAAACTTTGCCGATTTTTTAGAGGGAAGAACATCAATAGAAAATGGAATAACACTAAGCAGGGAATCTCATAAAGAATTTCACCGCAGATACGGTTATAAAAATACAAGTAGAGAGCAGTTAGAAGAATATCTTAATAGATAATAAATTGGTCGAAGTTAAGACCTATAAAAAAATTTATGGAAGCAGATTAAATAAATTTGCCTTAATGAGTGTATTGGCTGGAAATAAGAAATATCAACTTTTATGTGCCAATTGTAATTGGATAAAAAGAAATGAAATTAGAGAAAAAGAAGTAATTAAATTATTTGGAGCAGAATCAACTCCTTAAAATGATTCTAAATTATGCCAGAAGAAAATGATGGTCTGGACATCTTAAACCCAGAGGAAGTGGTTGAACCCGAATCAACCGAGGTAGCTGAACCTGAAACAGCAAGCGAGGAATTGGTTAAGGCAAAAGAATATGCAGCCAACCAGAAAATCCGCGCCGAAAAAGCAGAGCAGGAGTTAAAAGCTCTTAAAAAAGCTCCAAAAGATTATACGGAGGTCGCTCCTAAAAACGAGTTCACTCCTAAAGATTACCTGGCTTTGGCGCAGGCTAATGTGCCTGCCGAGGATTTTGATGAGGTTCAAGAGTACGCCAAATTTAAAGACGTAACTTTAGCTGATGCTCTCAAAACTCCTTACATAAAGTCTCATCTTAAGGAGAAAGCGGAAGAACGAAAAACTGCCGAGGCCGCTAATGTCGGCCCTGCCAGACGGACTTCTTCCAAAGTATCCGACGAGGTCTTGCTTGAGAAAATGGACAAAGGCGAACTGGCCGAAGAAGAAATCGAGAAAGCGGTCAAGGCAAGAATCGAGCGGATGAAGAATAAAACTTAATAACGGTGGTATTAAGTTATCGGTGGATATAATCAGATAACTTAATACAATGACAGTCTTAACAGATAACACAGCAACTTCGTGGGCTGCCAAATGGTTCCAGACCAACTTACAGGAAACCTTGAAGGCGGCTTTGGTTTGCGAAAAGATTTGTGCCGTTGACAGAGGGGATAGTTATTATATCTGGAATCCTTATGGTTCAACACCTACGACTGTAGTTCAGGCGATTATCGGAAGCTATGTGCCAGCGACATATACCTCTTCCGCCGATACCTTAACCGTAACGGATGAATTTATAGTTTCAGAACACATTTACGATTTTGCGATGACAATGCAACACGGGGATATTCTTTCCGCTCGCACGGATGAGATGACCGCCTCGGTTGCCACGGCGATTGACAAATGGGTAAAAAAATTGATTGCCCATTCAAAATTCTCTCTAATTGACTCGGAAATCCAGAAGTGGATAACGAGGGCGAAGGAGTTTATCTCCACGCTGAACGACTTAACGAGAGGACTCCAAACGGAGATGCAAAAGTCTGAACTCTGCCTATAACAAGATGAAAGCAGAGAGGAAAATCCGAAGAGGTTTTCCCCTTTAGAACCTTGACAAACTATGTGGATACTGATATATTTATCATATGAGCGACTTAAACAGAAAAAAAATATATCAGCGTTATAGAGAAAAGCATCGTGAGGAAATACGAAAATCCGCCAGAGAACGGTCAAAAAGAAATTGGGCTGAAAAGCCGGAAGAAATGAGAAGAAAAGCCAGAGAGAGATGGGCGAAAAACAGAGAACGCAACCGAACTGCCAGTCGGGAATATTACCAAAAGAACAAAAAACACCGACAGCAACTTGCCAGAAAATATGCGAAAAAAATAAGGAAAATAGTGATTGACGGATACGGCGGAAAATGTGCCTGTTGCGGAGAAAATCATCAGGAATTTCTGGCGATTCACCATATCAACGGTGGCGGAACAAAAGAAAGAAAAAGAACTCACGCGCATATGCTTTATAGGAAAATTATTTCTCATAATTTCCCCTCGGAATATAAAGTTCTCTGTCATAACTGTAATGCCTCACTTGGGCATTACGGCTATTGCCCACATAATCTAAAGAGCAACAAATTGACTTAATTATTTACTTGACCAAGGCACGGGGACGTTAGATACCCCGGCCGGAGGCTTTACCACGGCAGCCAATGTTAATAAGATTTTCGCCGATTTGTGGACAAAGTGGGTAGGTTATGCCGACACCTTCAGAGGCTTGTATATCGTGCTTGAGGCAGCCGATATAACGGGCGTAATTCAGGCAGCAGGGGCTTCGGGCTTCTCTTACGCCGACGCTTGGCTGAAGAACGGGTTTATGACTCCTCACATGGGTATAGATGTCTATGTGGTGAAAGACAGCACTTTCGTTTCGGCTACAAGCGGAACCAAGACCTTCGTTAATTCCGGACACAGAGTAGCCGGAGTAAAGGGCGTCTCTACTTATGCGGCACCAAGAGGAATCCAGTATGAAGCGAAATCAATCGGCGGCTCAACAGGTAAAGAGGTCGTGCTTTGGGGCTATATCGGATTTAATGGTTGGTATCAGAAACTAGCCCTTACGATTGATATAACAATTAAATAATTAACCTCCCTCTTCTTGAGGGAATTTTGGGATAGGAGGTTTCCCACCGAGACTTCCTGTCTCATATCTCCCTCAAGGAAGGAAAACAAAAATGACTAAAATTTTAGACATCAAAATAGGAGAGGTTAAACCATCTATCAGTCCCGAACAGGCCAGAGACGAATTTGCCGCAGTGATTGAATCTTATAAGGTTCAGAATCCAAAAAAATACGAACTGAAGAAAGAAGCATTAGCTCAACAGTTAGCCGCGCTTGAAGCGGCAATTTCAGGAAAAGAACCAAAGGTCAAAAAGAGCAAGGTTATTAAATAAAAACACATGACTAAAAAATATGTATAACACGCCAAAAATAATTTGGATAATTATTCTGTCATTAGCGGTTATAGGCATTTCGGTTGGATTGAGTGTTTTATTTGATAAAGACCTGGTTGCGATTACGGATAACAATGGCGATCAAACGCAGGTTGGCGCTCTTACCGGGCCGATTATTCCTTACAATTATTTCGGTTTTGGCGGAGTATTGCGGGTGGCGGGTTCTATGTCTATGAAGACAAGTACCAGTACTCCTTGCAGGATTAAGGGGCCAGCCGCGACCTCAACTCTTATTTTCGCTTCGGCTGATTTCAGATATTCCACCAGTTCGGCAATTTATGTAGAACTTGGCAAAACGACAAATGCAGCAAGTTATGCAACTACGACTTCGCTTGGGATATACGAAATGCCAGCCAATGACGCTAAAACTATTATAGCGTCATCAACTCCTACGGCGGGCGGCAAAACGACATTCAATCCGAATGATTGGTTTGTGGTCAAGGTAGCTGGAGCGACGGGAGCGACTGGAGTTTCGGGATGGACGGGATTTGCTCCAACGGGAAGTTGTAAGGCCGAATGGATAGTCGATTCAGATTAAATCTAATAGGTTAAAAATCCTCTTGTGATTAGAGAAGGATGGCTTCGGCCATCTTTCCTTAACCATAAATTAAGAAGATGCAATTCTCCAAAAATTATTGGACTGTCTTCACGGCCTCGGGAGCTTCTCTGACTTCAACCGCCCACGGACTTTATATTGATGACACGGTGGAATTAGCTTCTACCACTACCTTGCCAGCCGGTTTGTCAATCGACACGACTTATTACATCGTGGTTGATGGGTTGACGGATGATATTTTTCAGCTTTCCGCTTCCAAGGGGGGTAATCCAATAACTACCACTGACGGAGGGACGGGAACACATAGTTTTATAAAACTTAATCGGGCGAGGCTTTCGCCTAATGTGGAGGATTCAAAATAATGCCAAATGAGTTAGTCATTTTAGCACCTCGTCAGGGCATAGCTCCCAGTCCTCATGTGGGGTTTGCTTCAATTGTTAATTTAGATATCTCCTCAATTCCCGGAATCGTTCAGTTAAATAATATTTTGACCTTAAAATCCAGCACGACGATTGAAACCCAAATAAACTGGATAATCAGGGATCCAATTATTACGACCAAATGTTATGCAGTTGATAGCGCGGGACAGGTTTATGTGGGAACTTACGCTACGGGAGCTTGGACTTGGGCGAAATTAACGGGCGAAGCGGCTAAAGGAGCAGGACAGGGATTGGCTATTTGGAAAGATTATTTGTTTGTTCCAAGAGCGACAGTAATGGATTTGTATGGGCCGCTTTCATCTTCACCCGGTTGGCGGGATAATTGGGCGGGATTGACGATGGATTCTGATATTCTGTGGCATCCGATGTTAGTTTCTAAGAATGACAATAAACTTTATGGTGGAGCGGGAAAGTATGTTTTTTCAATAGATGAAGTATCCGGAAAAACTTTTGCTTGGAACGACAACACTACCTGGACTGCCACGGCACAGGCATTAGATTTACCGCCAGCTTATAGGGTTAAATGTCTGGAAGAATTGGGAAATAATTTAATGATAGGAACTTGGCAGGGGACGAATGTTTATGATATAAGAATTGCCGATATATTTCCGTGGAACAGGTCATCTGTATCTTTCGGTCAGCCGATAATTTTTGCCGACTATGGGATACATGCTATGTTAAATATCGGAAATTCATTAATAGTCTTGGCGGGAATTTCAGGGACAATTTTTAGATGTGATGGGGTGAATGCTTATGTTATCGGTCAACTTCCGATAGATTTGAGCGGAGGTAAGTATCTTGAATGGTATCCGGGCGCGCTTTGTAATTATAAAAATAAAGTATTTTTCGGAGTGGGAAACGGAGGCACGACAGTAATTGACGGAATGGGAGTTTATTCTCTTTTACAAACAGGAAAGGGGAGCATTTTGAATTTTGAACATATGATGTCCACCGAAAATATGGGGACGACTTCAGCTAAAATAACTGCGCTTTTGCCAGTTACAAGAGATTCTCTTTTTGTGGCTTGGAGATCAGGGGACGCCTAAGTTTATGGGAAGAATAATTGGATAAATCATTTTAAATAGTATGGCACAAAGTTTTGGCATAGATTTAACTACAGCGACTTCGTATGATTATGCTACTGATTATAGCGGATATTTTGAGACTCCTCTTTATACGATAGGCAGCAATAAAAACCTCCGCGCTTTTCAGGAGATGGAGTTCCAGTTAGTCAGGCCTTTAAGAACCAATGAGGGAATCAAGTTCCAATACCGCACAAACTTGACCGCTTCTTTTTCGGATATCGGAACTTATAGTTATTCAACT